TTGCAACTGCACCACGACCTGCACCTAATATTGATGTTCTATATCTCTTTGCGTAATTAGTTCCTGCCTCAAATCTGTTATTGCCTTGAGAACCTGTGCCATATTTAACACCTGCAAGTTTAGATATTGCCTCTTGTATTCTATTTCTTTTTACGTCACTAATACCAAACTCTTGTAATTTTGATGAATTAATTTTTTGTTGAGGTATACTCATATCAGTATAAGGCGACTTATACTCATATGCTGGGGTCTCAAATATTGTAAACAATATGTAATGACCGTCATTTTCCTCTACGTTTAATGGATAACTTAATACTTGCATACCTATATTTATATGAAGTTATTGACTATTTGTATAGGTTATTTCTGCCTACTATAACGCTCTGATCGTTATTATTTGATGAAACAGGTGGTAATATTGTTGTTGCGTTTGAATTATTATTTACTATTTGATTGTTAAAGAAAGACGCCATTTCGCTCATGTCTGTATTCATCTTCTCCATTACATTATCAAATGTGCCTAATCTAATTGCATTTGCTTTTAGATTTACAAGTTCTGTGTCAATAGCATATGTACTTGCTAAATTTGTTGTGGTTGCAGCTGCGACATCAGCAGTTGAGTCAACTTTCTTCTCTGCTTCTGCACCTAAAAAGTTTGCAGCTGATTTTGCGTCAACTAAACCAAATGTAGTTGTTTCTACAAGTTTACCTATTCCTGCACCTATTCTATCGAAGAAAGATACCTCTTCATCTGGCGCTGCCTCTAATATTTCTTCAGCACCAGCTGCACCTGATATAACGTCATATGCACCGATGATAGGTAATAACCATGGCACTTTTGCAAGAGCACCTTTTGCACCTGTTTTTACTACGTTAGAAACTTTCTTAATATTCTTTTTAAGTTTATCGCCTTTCGGTGTCGGTTTTTTACTTACAGCTTTCTTGGCTACAGCTGCTGTACCAGCAGCAGTTGCAACAGCAGCACCACCTTTTAAAAGTTTACCACCTTTTTTCAATGCTTGTTGAGCACCTAAAAGTTCTAATAAAGATGTGCCGTCAGAACCCTCTTTAATCTCCTCATTAACTTCTATTAATTCTTTTAATATTGTATTTGTTTCAGCAGTATTTGCCATGATGGCTTCAAATATATTTTGTGACTGCTCTCGTTCAAAATTTGCTTCTTTTTGTTGTTCTTCACTTTGTCTTTTAATTAAACCAGGGCCTGCGTCTTGTTGTCTGCCTGTATCTTCAAATCTTTCTGTTGTAGTGTCGCTTAATATTTGTTCAGTATCGCCAGCAGTTGCTTGTATTGTTTGTTTTGTTTCTTGTTGTTCCTCTTTTAGTTGTCTTCTTTTTCTTGTTCGTTCTTTTGCAACTTGAAGACCTCTAGTTTGTATTGCTTGTTCACCTGCTTCAGTATCTTCTATTTTTCTTTTGATTATATCGCCTATAATAGCAATATCACCCAAAAATCTATCTGCAAGTTTTAAAGGTTTAAATTGTTTTTTAAAATCTTCAAAAGCAAATGCTGCTCTTAAAGTTGCACTTTGTATGCCTGCAATATTTGTTAATGGATCTGTTATTGCATCCCTAATATAATCTTTATCGTTTGTATCTTTAAATTGTCTATTTTTATCTAATTCATTTAAGAGTGCTTGATTCTTTCTGACAAATGAAATGAAACCTTTATAATCTGCACCTTCAAGTTCTTCGATCTCACTTCTAAATTGCTCTACTAATTGAACAGCAGGACCACTTATTTTTTTTTCAATAATATAATTTTGATTAAGTGGTACACCACCTTCACCAGCAGTTTGTATATGCTGATCAAAATATTGAGCACCTGCGTCTGCAATTTTGACACGTTGTTTAGCGCCTTCAAAATCTTTACTCTTTTTTGCCTCGTCTAAAAACTCTCTAAATGATTTTGCCATCTATTATCTCGGTGGTTCGTTATTTGATATTTTACTCTTTTTACCATTGACATATAAACCAAACCAAGCTGCACCAGCACCAACAACAACAGATACTAAACCTGCTTGTGCGTTGTTAGGGGCTTCTAGTGCCATGAACCATGTAATAACTTCTATGAAAGCATAAGCATATGCAACCATCATAAGTCTTGGTACGGTTCGCCAGTTAGATAAAAATTGTGGTAGTTCTTCTTTTAGAAACCACCATATCCATTTAATTGTGCCTATGGCTTTATTTGATAATCCTTCTAACATCTATCTATTCCTTTTCTTTTCTTCTAATCTCTGTCGTTCTTCTTTTAAATGTTCTAATAGAAGATCAACATATATTTCCCTCTCCCAAGGTACCATTGATTCTAATTCACTTAATGAATATTTATGATGTTGAACCAATGCAAAATTAACCCTAAAGTAATTTTCTAGTGTATCATGGTTGAGGGAAATTAAAAAAAATCTTTAATTCCCTGCAATTTTAACTTAAACTCTTTTTCAGATTTAGGGTTAGTATAAGTGATAGTATGTTCAATCTTAGGCATTGTTTTAAACCAGTTTAATATTAATTTATATTGTGCTGGTGTCAATGTTTCTATCCACTCGTCAAGTTCTTTATCTTCAATGTTGCCTCTATCGTAGGTTTCTTCGCCTTTATAGATCATTGCAAGACAATCTTTAACAAGACTAAAACTTGCCTCTGAAGGATTTTGATCTTGTTTAAATTCTTTCACGGTTGGATATTTCATAACTATGCCATAATCTTTTTCAAAACTTATCTCTTTCTTATGATCAGGATTAAACTTAACCTGTAAATCGTCAAGGTTTAAAGCATGATCAACTAACACTTTCTCATCATCTGGACATTTGAGTTTTAAATTAACGACCTCACCCACAGACTTTGCTCTTACTTTCAAATACAAATATTCAAAATCAAATATAGGTAACTTGTCAACCTTAATATCGGTCATTACACAATTTTGTAAGACCTGTATTATAGCGTCTTGTATTGAATTATCGTTATCTGACTCTAATGCAACCAATAACACCTTTTCTTCTTTAACAAGAAATGGTCTGTATTTGATTTTTTGTTTTGTAGAAGGTAATTCACACTCATATGTAGGTGTCACTATCTTCGGTATTGCCATTATTTAACTCCTTATTATATAATATAATCTATTTAGAAGAACGGTGGGAATACTTTACCACCAAAGATTCTACCTATTGGGAATCTTGTCTTTGCCTGATTAATTACATCACGGCCTGCTCTTCTTAATTCAGGTGGTAACTTCTTAATTATACCACCTAATGTTTTACCGAACCTCTGATCTATGTCTTCGGTCGGTAATCTTACGTCACCTCTCAATCTTCCTGTCACTCTATTAGGACCTGAAGCGCCTGTCACTGCTAGATCAGCAGGTGTCACAGCGTATCTGTATGAGAAGGTTACACTTAATTTTGCTAATGCGTTGTTGTTTGAGTATGACATCTCTATCGGTGCAACCGTTTTAGGAAATGCTTCAACAAGGTGTGTGAAGTTTGCACCTAATGTTGCTCTTGCAAGCGGTTCGCCTTGAGCAGGTGTTTCATTTGCGTCTGCTCTAGGTATCGTACCATCTGATAATGCTACTAATGGATATATGTCTATGCTACCTGTGTATTCATCATAGTAGTTTGAATTGTATGTGTTAGGACTTATCGCCATATTCTGCCATGACTTGAATAAAACTTGTTCTGCCATATTTTGATCCATATAGAAAGTAAGTGTTATATCGTCATAAGAAACACCTCTTGCAATGCTTCTTTCAGGACCATATAACTGGTCATTTGTTTCATCTGTTATGGTTCTACCTGGCATACTTGCACCGTCACAGAAAAAGAACAATCTTTCCCTTATATCATTTTTTAAATTAGTTGTAAAATCTGTCGCTGTTTGATATTCCTGAAACTCTGAACCATCAAAGTCTGTCTGTGCTGTCACACCTGATGGGAAGTTTATTACTGCAATAAATTTATTTGATCTAGCAAGACCTTCGCCACTTGATACTAATGCTCTAAACTTATTGATTGTAGTTTGTGGGTTTGCTCTTTGTGAAATACGTTTACTTGCCTCAACAGGATCAAAACCTTTATCTCTAGGTAATCCTATTCTAATATCAAATACACCAAATCGTTTACCTACTCTTGCTATTGCCATTAGATAAATCTCCTACTATCTGCATATACTCTTGTTTCTGAGGCCTTCTTAAATCTTTGCACAGGTAAATATATCGCTGTTGCAGCCTCGTCAGCATTTATTCTTAAAAAACCTGTCTGAACATATGGGTACAAATATTTTTTAATTGTAGGTTTAACTATTCTTAAATTTTTAACATCTGTATAGGTCACATCAAACTTTGTATTACTATCAAATCTTTTATCTGTTGCTCTTGCCTGCATACGTTCTAATAATCTTGTTCTTAATAGTGGTGGTAGGTAATGAAAGTTCATGCCTATAAACCCACCTGGTATTGCCTCTAATGGTAATACTAACGGGAACACATCATAGTATGGTAAAGTTCTTCTTAATTTAGGATTATACCCAAATAGATTTAGTCTACCTACACTAGGTCGTCTTGCTAGTTTACCTTGTCTAAACAATTCTCTAGCAGTAGTACCGCTTGCAATTCTATTAACTTGTCCTCTGTACCAGTTATTAGAACGGTCAGTATCTCCTGCCTTCATCTTTATCGTGTCAAATACACTTGCCATACTACTATTTATGATGATTTAAAAGGTCTTTAGATGATCTTCCGTCAGTATTTTAAATGACATATTGTGCTTTTTACAGAAAGCAAACGCTGTTGACCATTTACGTCTGTTTGTTTCATATGTCAATAATGACTTCTTAAAATATGCTGATTTAATCTTACCTGGTTGTGGTTTTCTTGTCTGATATTTGGGTTTAATTTCTACTAAGAATTTTTTAAATGTGCCGTTGGGTTGTCTAACCTTCATATAGAAATCTGGATAGTATCTGTGTGGCTTGTTATCTACACCTCTGTAAGGTATAAAAAGTTCTTCGCTACCCCATTCTACAATCTGTCTAGTCTTATCACAATAGACCATAAATCTTTTCTCCCAACTTGATCTATATGTTATGTTCTTTACGTTGCCTTTGTATTTTTGTGGATTAAGTGGCTTGAATAAGCCCTTGTATGCTCGTCTATCAATGTTAGGTAATCTTTTAAACTTCATTGTGGTGTGGGTAGCCCGAAGGCTACCCGTTTGAGAAAGTGAGAGAGATAGATATTAGGAATCGTCTTCAGCTAATTTACTAAAATACGACAGATCATCTCCATCGTTAGACGTTTCCTCTTTCTCTACGGCACCGTTAGAAGACTTAGGTAAGTCATTGCTGACTGGTGGGAGGTCTATGTCTTCTACGGACTCCGTACTTCTTGTTCCAGTAAGTACCTTATTCAGTTTCTCTTTGAGTTCATCATAAGATTTAAAATTACTAGGATCAATGAAGGCTTTTAGAGCGTATTGAGATTTCCAGATTTTGTCAATCTCATCATCGGTAGGTTTTAATCTACTAACTGGCTCAAATTCAGATTTATCATAGTTCCAATAACCATCAACTTTTCTGATTTTTAATTTAAAGTTAGCACCTTCCCAGAAGTCAAAAGGATTTACTGCCTTCTCATCTTCAAAGTTAGGATTCATCGCTTCTGATAACTTATCAAA